ATTCAGAGCGAGGTTGTTTCGAGCCTTGATGGTGCTAGCGTAGGCTTTACCGAGCACGTCGGTCTGCTTTTCGTTCTCGTCAAATTCCAAGTTCAGAGTGCCAACCTGATCAAGAGCGATTGCGTATGCTTTCTCATCCTTCGGATCGACTTCTCCGAATGCTTCGATCTCCGTCGCGATCTCTTGCTGACGAGCATTGAGACCTTCCAACTGGGCTTTCAGGGTCATATCGTGAGTCCGAAATGTGGGTAGGGAGAGTGGTAAACGATCTTGAGATCGAACCAGCGATCACCCTACAGGAACTCTAACGAGGAACCCGAGAGAGACTCACGACGCCGCTGCGCCGTGTGTTCATCCGGTAGCTTGTCGTGCCCTCCGGCGCTTGTCAAGCGAATTCCCGAGAGCCCAGTTCATCCGCGCGACGGGTGCAGGGAGTCTTTGATCCTTCGGATGGTGTTTGTGAACCTTCCCAACGATGCCATCGATCAAGCCCTCTTCCAGTGCTTCCTCGGACGAAAAACGCTCCGTTTCTCGCATTCGATCGAACCAAGATTGGACGGTTCCACCCGCTCTATCAGCGTAGACTGACGCAATTTCCATCGCGAGAGCGTCCAGGTAGTCTGCGGTCTTGCGGAACTCGACGGCGTTCCCCATCACGATCGACCAAGGATCGTGAATGAATAATTCGCTTCTCCGTCGCATCAGGACCTCATCTGCCGCCAAGATGAATACGCTCGAGATGCTCGCCGCCTGGGCATCGACCTCCGCGATAACCCGGCCCGAGTAGTTTTCGATCTGGTTGAACATACTCAAACCGCTCGAAATCTCACCGCCTTCGGATTTAACGATGATCGTGACGTCTTTCCCGTCCATCGCGTCGAATGCTTTCATCAGGTCAGTCGGGCTGATCTCGCCGGGGAATTCATCGTCGTGGCCATATTGGGTGATGATCCCATAAATTCGGATCTGGCCGGTCTCGGTATTAAAATCAAACATGGCAGGCTCCTTGGAGGATTCTATCGGTCAGTTGGTCAGCTCGATCGTTCCACGCCGCGGAGGTCACGAGGCCAGAGATCGCACTTGGTAGCTGGCTCGTGTCGGTTACGGCCGCGATGTCTCTTATCTGGCCCATCGACTCGCTGACGTATTTGTAGGCATCCTCGGGGTCTCCACCGAGTTCCTTCACCGCATCCCCGAGATCAGACTCAAACTTGTCGTAGAACGTCTCAATCGTTTTGAGGGTGTTCTTACCTTTTCGAGCTGCACGCTGGACACGATCGATCTCAGCACCCGCCACTCGCTTGATACGGCTACCGATGGCGTTCCGTGCTACGTCCCGCAGTTTGTCTTTCTCGAGCCGATCGTCGTTCTCGAGTCGATCTTTATCGTTGTCCTTGTCCTCGTCAGGCGCTTCACCTGGAGTTGTATTCGGGTTGCTGAACGTCTCCAAGGCCGGATCGTCAATCTTTGGTAGGTTGTGCTTGCGACGGACCTCGTTGCCGGACATGGCGCCCTGCTCACGTAGCTTGCCGGTGTAAATGGCGAGGCTAATCGGATCACCAGTCACTAAAAAGGTGGGGTCAAACTTGAACTTCAGGACGTTCTCTAGCTTCTCTTGCTCGGTTCGTAGCTTGCGATCGCATTCTTGTTCCCATTTGACGATCCACCGACTCAGGCAGTTAATCATGTACTGCGTGTTCTTCTCCGTAATCGACTTGTACGGTCCCTTTTCGCCCATCAGGATTTCGAGAAACATGATGAGCTGGGCGTCGTCGCGCTGGAACTTCCTCTGATCCAGAAACTGAGAATCCTCGTGGTTCATTGAGAGGATCTTGGCCTGCACTCCCTCTCGGAGCATCGCAGTCTTGCCGCTGTTATCGATCCCGGCCTGGCTCGCATCGAATTGTTTGAGAAAGTCATCAGCTTTCTTCGGGTCCCGGAACTTCCCGATCGGTGCCTCAAGGATGATTCCCGGCCTGCCCATGTTGTTGAAGGATTGTAGCGCCGCGGCTTGGCCGGAGAGCCCAAGACCAATCGACTCTCGAAACATATGGATAATCGAGTAGCCCCACGCGCCGTTGCCTCCGAGCCCAGGGATATGCAGAACGTCGTCATCGTGGAGGTGGAAGCTGCGACCTGGCTCGAGAACTCCCAGCGAATAATTCCAGAACTGGGGAGCGATGACCCAATGAAACTTTTCGCCCTCGACCAAGACCGTCCGAGTATTGAACGCCAGGAGTGGTACCAGCTCGATTGGCATCCCGGTTGAGTCCCTCACGATCAGCGCGCGACCGTTGCCGTGGAGGAGCGCGTTCATCTGCATAAGTTCCTTGAGCGTGCTGCCGGTCTGCCAGTTGTTCGGCGACTCCCAGAGTTGGTTCCTCGGGTCTTTAACTTTGGTGAAACCGCCGTCCTCGGTCTCGCGCTTGATCTCCAGAGGCATCGTGGCTACGTGGCCGGAGATCCTCGATACGGTCGCCCAGAGTGGAGGCCAGCCAAGAGCGCTGTACTCGGTAACGGGTATCTGGTTCTCGTTCCTTGACCCCGTGAGCGCTTCGATCAGCCATTGCTCCGGGTTGGAAATCCCACTGGTCGACTGGTTGAGCGCGGTAAGAACTCGCTCGACCGTATTCTCGAACGGCCGAAACTCCGTCATCCCGTTTACCATTGTTGGACCTACGATTGAGTCACAATGAGATTGTTATCGGTACTCCTCCCGGCTGCGACCATCGCTCGCCGATAACCCATGACCACGGACACCGCTGGATCAATTTTCTCGATCGAACTTTTTTTGTCGAGCATCCAACGGTCTTGCCGGTCACGACACGCTACTGCGTTACCGATGCACCAGCGTAGCACAGGACAGCCATCGTGTAACAACCTGCCGTCGCTCATCGCTTGCTTGAAGTCGTTCAGAGGCTCGTTAAACATCGCGTACGTTTGGGGCATTCGAGCGGCAATAATCCCCTCTTGCTCGAGCATCTCCGCCATCGTCTGCCCTCCGGCTGGGTCGTACGCCGCATCCTCGATCTCATATTCATCGGCAAAAGCGAGGATATCCCTGATCATCTCAGAGATCGGGTACTTGACAACCTTGATCCTTCCATCCTGGACCCATTGGGCGAACGGTGCCTGAGTGAGATCTCGCTCGGTATCCTCAGCGATGTAGACGTGTGCCCTGATTTCGTAGCGGAAATTATAGATTGACTCCTCCTGCTTCCCGTCCTCGAGATCCTTTTTGTCCGCTTCCTCGTCCACTTTCTTCACGCTGTGGATGAATCGAGCGACAGCACCCCAGGCGGCGAAGTCGTCACGACCGCCCAAGTCGATACCGACTCCAATCGCATCGGCTTCGTTCCAATCGGAGAGCTTCCCGCAACACCGATCCCATTGCGGAATCTCAAACGCTGCCTCCGTCGACGTGACGAGTTGGTTCGCGTGGTATCGCGTGAAACGATTCTTAATGAGTTTGCTATGTGCCGCTCGGTTAGCCTCCTCCTCGAGAAACGAGAACCTGACCGAGACGTGCAGATTCGGGTTCGCCTTAATCCACATCTCGGGGTCAAGCGGGTCGTCGCCATCATCGATCTCAAAGATGAACGCGAATAACGATTCATCTTTGTAGACGTCGAGGACCACGTTTTTCGCGTATCGATACTCCTCCAGCCAAATGTAGCTCTTGTCGTCTCCGGCGGTCGTGAGCGTGATCAGTAGCGGCTGTACGCGATTGATCGATCCGGTCTGCATCGTGTTATAAAATTCACGGTGCCGCTCCCTCCAGGCGTGGACCTCATCCATGATAACGGCGGAGGGATTCAGCCCGTCGTACGGTTTATCCGATCCGACGCAGATGATCGTCCCGTCGTTGTGACCGAATTTGATCTGTTTGTTGATATCGGTCGAGCGTTGCATCAGGATCGGAGACTGCACACGCATCCTCTCGATCTCCTGATAGATAACCTTCTCAACCTGCTCACGCTTCGTAGCAGATAAGACGATTTCGGCGACCGCCTCGGGGGTCATCGTGATGGGGTTGATATCCATCGATGCTAGAAACAGTGCCAGCGCCGCCCCAATCATGGACTTGCCATTCTTGCGCCCCATCGACCAGTAGACTTTGCGGAACCTCCGGCTGTTGTCGTCGACGCGAACCCACCCGAACATCATCGCGATTCCGAACGCCTGCCAAGGTTCAAGGAGGAACGGGAGGCCAGCGAACTCGCCCGTAGAATGCTTAATGATCATCTCGATGAAATCAAGCGCGATCGATGCCCTGATGGGGTCGTATCGGAACGGGAACTTTGGGTCGTTCTCCGCCCGCTCTAGGTCTCGGACGTGTCGCTCGACTGCGGCTCGAATAGTCTTACAAACAACGACTCGATCAGCGAGAACGGCGTCGATGTACGATTGAACCTTTTGGTCGGTAGCTGACGCAATCAATTGACCCCCGAAAGTCTACTGAGCAGAGCGACAAACGGATCATCGACGTCTTGCCCCTTGAACGCAACCAGTCGAGTCCTCGACGATGGAGTGAGCCCGAACTCGGGAAGCAGCTTGTTCATCTGGTTGCGATATCGATGCAGCTCGGTTGAGACTGGGTTGCGAATGATCACGGTTTTTCCACTGTCGTCCCTGGTCATAATCACCGGCCCGACTCTCCGCACGAGATCGAGGCAGCGCCGCCAGCCGCTGTACGCTTCGCAGTAGGCAATCATCAGCTCTCGACACTCCGAGGAGATCACTTTCATGCTGAGAAGGTCGCCAACGATCTCGCCCCACTTCTCCTGGCCGTGTTCGTCGAGGTAGTCAGGCATCTCGGGCGTACAACCGTCCGCGCGTGGTGCCAGTTCGTCGTTTCGTCGTGCCTTATTGACTGCGAGCGTGCCGCTTGCCTCGGCGACCTCCGTTGCCATCGGTCTCTGTCCTCGTCGCGCCATGTCCCTACTTCCGTTGATAAGATTGGAATCTTTCCTCTCGGCGAATCTTAGCATCTGCGGCAGAGTGGTGCTGTACGCAAAGTGCCCGGAGGTTCGTCCATTCTAGTCTCAGAGACGGGTCGACTCGGATCGGGATGACGTGGTGAACCTCCGCCGCCGCGATCACATAGCCGAGTTCCTCGCAGTCCTCACAGAGAGGATTCTCTGAGATGTATCGTTTGCTCAGTACCCGCAACTCGTTGTCTCTGACTCCATGACTTTCATATGATTCTCGACTTCGCCTCGGGTTCTGAGCCTTCCAAATCTTATCGCATCGATCGCACCGAGAACGATTCTTGGTCAGTCGCCCACAGTAGCAAACTCGATGGCTCACGCTGGAGACCCAGGAGGAAGGGGAGAATCAGGCGGGATATCCGTCTCCGTGTCAGAGGCTCTCACACGACCGCTAACGAGCGTTTTGACCTCCCCGCCGGATAACGTAGCTTGGACGTCGTAATCGTACCAATCACGCAGGATGGCCGTCTCCTCCTTCGTGAGCCTCAATGAGACCTGGGGAGGTGCCGTTCCGGTGATGACCCCTGGAAACTCCGTCTTTGTTCCTCGACCAACGAATCCAACGATGATCGTCGCCCCGGTGATATCTGGCCAGCGCCCATCGTCCTGCCAGGAGATGTCATCTTCAACGTAATCGTCACCGCGAACGATCTCGAAATCGTCGTCAGTCAGGAACGGAGAGGCAATCGTGGAGAGGAGCGTACCGGTGATAAGGTCGAGCGTGTCGTACTGGAATTCGCTCTCGACCTTATCTGGTGTGGGAACTCGTACGTTGCCGGTCAAAGCGCCGCCCGCGAAATCGACATCAAGGCGAACGTCCGCTGACCCTGGATAGTTGCAGACGTCTCCCGAGTCGTCGAGCGATCCAATCAGGGTATCGTTCGGGCCAAACAGAACTAGTAACCTCACGTCGGCCTCAATGGGAACCCGCACGTTGCCTACGTCTTGATCGATCGCGACTCCGAGAGTGACCTCGGTTGTCAGCGGTACGGCGATGAGGCCGATCTTTGTGGTCTGATCGAACTCGACCGCTAAACGAACGTCGACGGCCGCTGGGAGATCCAGTAGGCCGGTCGATCCGTTGGTCTTTCCATAGATAACGCCCAGGCGAACGTCCTGGGTGAATGCCGTGAAATAGTCTCCGGTGAACTGGAGCAAGCTTCCATAGGTCACGGGCTCGAGAACGTCGGTTGTCGTCGGTAGGTTCGCCTCATCATCGACGTCGAGGAGGCCAGTCTTGGTCGCGTTGTCGAAGTCGACCCCGAGGCGGACGTCCGCAATCGCCGGTAGGTCGAGCTTGCCCGTCAGGGTTGCATTGGCATAATCGACTCCCAATCGCACATCGGTATCAGCGGCGTGGTCGCCATCGAGAAATACGTTTGCGTAGATTCCCATCAGACCCTCGTAGCGGTGACTTCAACATCGGTCGGTGAATTGATCGTAGATTGGACGTGCCGCGTCAGCTCGTCACTCTTGATCACCTTTCCCAGCTCGTCTTCGCTCGTCACAGGAAAGATGTT